TGCTTATCATTTGAGAATATATGGGACGACGGAGCACAGGGTAGTAGATGCGGATACTTTGTACCTATATATGAGAACTTAGATGGATTTATAGATAAGGACGGTAACTCAGATATAAATGGAGCAAAGGAGTATGAGGTAGAGCAGAGAGATAAAAAGAAACTAGCTGCAGATACAAAAACATTTGATCAATATATAGCAGAGCATCCTTGGAATCCAGGAGAGGCTACCCTACAGGTTACAGCTAATTTATTTGATATATCATCTTTGCAGGCTCAGTATAATAATGTAAAAGCAAACAACTTAACATCAAGAGCTATACCAGGTAAGCTATTTTACGGTAAGAATAATGCTATAGAGTTCAAGCCTGAATATACTCTCAAACCTATATTTAAGTTTCCGCATAATAAAGGAGATGATAATGAAGGATGTGTAACTATGTGGGAGACACCATATAAAGATAAGACAGGTGTAACTCCTCATAACTTATATATTATTGGGCATGACCCCTACGGGCAAAATAGATCAGCAGACTCTACATCACTTGGATCTGCATACGTACTTAAAAGAGTAAACAATGTATCTCAACCTGATGACATTATTGTAGCTAGTTATGTAGGTAGGCCTGCAACTCAAGATGAATTTAATCGTAATCTATTTATGCTAGCAGACTATTACAATGCTAAGATTGGCTTTGAGAACGACAGGGGTGAAGTTATAGCGTATGCAAAAAGACATAGAAAGTTGCATAGGCTTCAACCTGAATTCGAGATGCTAGACAAAAAACAGCTACAATCTAAGAGAGTAAAACGTAGCTATGGTATGCATATGACCCAGGCTAGAAAGCAGCAAGGTGAGATATATATAAGAGACTGGCTAAATTCAGCTAGGGGGGTTGAAGATGATGGTAAAGAATTGTTAAATTTGCATAAGATCTATGACCCTGCACTATTGCAAGAGTTAATAAAATTTAATCACAAAGGCAACTTTGACCGGGTCATGTCTTTGATGATTGCTATGTATCACTCTAGGGAGTTATACAATACAGAAATAAAAGATATATATAATGACAGGTCGTCAGATTCATTTTTTGACAGACAATTTTTTTAAGATATGTACGGATCTAATTCACAAATACCTAAACAAAAAATACCCGCTTCAAAGAAAAACAAGAAGTGGTCAGAAGAATGTGTAGATGCTTATATTGCATTATCAAATATAAGTGGATACGGTAACCGCAGAAGTAAACTGCAAAAGTTATATGATTATTATAACGGTCATGTAGAAGAGGAAGACTACAAATACGTAACAAAACCTTATGGAAAATCTCGTGCAAACTTTCCATCTAAAATACGTAACTATCCTATTATAAAACCCATCATAGATCTACTCCTGGGTGAAAAATCTAAACGACCTATAAACTATAACGTTGTAGTTAAAAATGCGGATACTGTATCTCGTAAAGAAGAAGCAAAGAAAGCTGCGGTAAAAGCAGCTATGGAACAAAAGCTAGTCAATATGTTGAATGCTCAAGGTATTGATACAGGACAGCAATCAAGAGAAGTAGAATTACCTGAACATGTAGCTAAACTATTTGATGCATCTTATGTAGATATTAGAGCTATTATAGGTCAAAATGCTATGAACTATATTATGCAAGATCAAGATGTGTATGATAAGTTACAAAAAGCATGGTTTCATTTCTTAGTATCTGGTGAGTGCTATACGCATAGAGGTGTTAGAAGTAATGAGCCTTTCTATGATATACTAAATCCAATTGATGTAGACTATGATAAAGATCCTGATGTAGACTTTGTAGAAGACGGAGACTGGGCTATAGTTAGAAAGTTTGCTCACGCATCTACAATCATAGATATGTATAGAGAAGAACTAACTGACAAGCAGATTGATAAGTTAGAGAATCCTTCAGAGTTTACAAGAGACTCACATATGACTCAAGGATATTCTTTATATGGACAAGAGCAGTATAGAAGTAGATTGATAGAAGTAAACATAGTTTACTGGAAGTCTATGAAGCGTATTGGATTCTTAACATATGTGAATCCTGCAACAGCAGAAGAAGAGATTGAGATAGTTCCTGATGGTTTTGAAATGCCGGAACAACTAAAAGAGTTAGGTGCAACTGTATCTTACGAATGGGTAAATGAGGTATGGCAAGGAACTAAGATTGGTGCTGAGATATATCTAAAGATGTCTCCTCTGGATAACCAAAGAAACTCTATCAATAATCCATCAGAGTGTAAGTTACCTATTAACGGTAGAACTTACTCTGATATAAATTCAGACAATGTATCTCTAGTAGGATTAGGTGTACCATACCAAATCAACTACAATATTTATAAGTACAGACTAGAGATTGCTATTGCAAAGTCAAAAGATATTATTGCACAGTTTGACATCAATATGATACCAAAGAAGTGGGACATGGATAAGTTTATGTACTATGTTGATGCAACTGGTATTGCATGGGTAGATTATAATAAAGAAGGTATACAGCTTAACCCACAACATCAAGCTGTACTTGATATGTCTATCAAAACTATAAATCAATATATAGCTTTACTAGAATCTATTATGCAGGAGTTTGAAAAACTTCTAGGTGTAAATAGACAAAGACAGGGTAGTGTAGGTAGATATGAAGGTAAAGGAACTAGTCAGCAGGCTATCATACAATCGTCACATATTACAGAAGATATATTCCGTAAGTTTGCTGCACTAGAACAAAGAGATATGCAAGCTCTATTAGATTATTCTAAGGATGCATGGATCAAAGGTAAGAATAGTATGTACTACATGGGTGATGGTACACAAGAGTTTTTAGCAATAGATCCTACAGATTATTCTGAAACTAACTACGGTATCTTTGTAAGTAATGCATCTGCAGATTTAGAGAAGAAATTAAAAGTAGAGCAGTTAGCTCAAGCTATGATACAGAATGGTACGCCAGCATCTATTGTAGCAGAAGCTATAGACTCAGATAGTTTTACAGCAATCAAGAAGAAGATTGAAGAAGCTGAAAAGTCAATGCAAGAATTACAACAGGCTCAGCAAGAAGCGCAGCAAGAGATGCAACAAAGACAACTACAGGCACAACAGCAACAA